GAATATATTTATAGCCCGTACATCGTAATTGGTGTGCGGGCTTTTTGCATTTGGAGGAAATAGATGGCAACTTATGGGCCATGCTCAATAAAGCAACGAATGGTGTTGTTAGAAAATGATGTTGACATTTTGTTGACAGGTGGTGGTGCTGGTGGTGGTAAAAGTCAGATGGCCTTATTGAAGGCTCTCAGTTACATTAAAGACCCCGCTGCACGTGTTTTGATTATGAGGGCTACCTACCCCTTGCTCACCTCGATTGGTGGCCTTATAGACTCTGCAAAGCCTTTGTATAGGGAATTTGGAGCCGAATGGTTCCAACAATCTAAAGAATTCAGATGGAAGAATGGTGCAATGGTGAAATTTGTCGCCATTCCTGATAATTTAGCTGAGGTGCAAGGCTGGCAACCAACTCATGTATTGTTCGACGAAGGTACAGAAGCTTCCCTAGCTGCAATCTTAGCTGTACAAGCTCGCATTCGTTCAGTGAAATACAAAGGCCCAAAGATGAGCATGATGATTACATGCAATCCTGATAGAAACAGTTGGCTGTATGATTGGGTTGAATGGTGCTTGGATGAATATGGTGTACCAAAGAAAGGCACAGAAAACATTACACGCTATTTTGTCAACATAAATAATAAGATACATTGGGGAAGTAGTGTAGAAGAACTCTACGCCGAACATGGAAAAGGGTTGAAGCTAGGAAAAAATTTCATCCCCATATCATTTAAATTCATTCCCATGACAATTGATGACAATCCGGCACTTGAGAAGGCTATGCCCACCTATCGTGCAAATCTGCTTGCTGGTACTCGTGTTGACCAATTACGTTTTCTTCATGGCTCTTGGACAGCCATTCCAGAAGGTAGCTCTGTATTCAATCGGGAATGGATTAAGATTGTTGATGCACCTCCTGTCAATCCTGTGCAAAAAGTGCGAGCTTGGGACTTAGCTCACTCCATTCCATCAGAAACTTATCCAAACCCCGACTACACAGCCAGCACACTCATGTCACGCACTCAATATGGTGGATATTGCATTGAACATGCCATGCGCTTCAGAAAGCTTACAGATGGTGTTGTGAAGTCTATTGTAGAAACGTCTCAAAGCTTGGATGGCACTGATGTCTTAGTCACTATACCACGAGATAATGGTGGTGGTAAAGCTGCTTCCATGTTCTTCTTGAAGACATTCGCTGAAGAAGGAATGTATGTCAGAGGGCTTCCCCCAAGAAATACTCCAGATGCCAAAATGAAGAGTTTCTTGCCATTTTGTACACTAGCTGAATCTGGCGTGGTGACGATGGTGAGGGGTGATTGGAATGAAGAATTTCTGACAGAACTTGAAAACTTCACTGGTGAACGTAAGAACAAAGATGATTGGGTGGACTCCACATCAGATGCTTTTATGACAATTGCTAGGACAGCCACTATGGCTATTGTAGCCCCTCCTGATATGACAGGGGCATCCCCTGTAGTGAATATTGAGACACTAAGTGGGGGTGGAGGAGTGTTTTTAAATTAAAGGGCAAGAGTATACTACAATATGTTGACAAACGCAACAGAGTGTTGTATAATTGCCCCATAAACCGAAAGGAGTGGGAATGGCTACCAAAAAGGCACCAAGGAAAGCTGGCTTGTCCCCTGACCCAGATACAGTGGTTCCTCGTATTTCTGGTTCTGAACAAGGCTTTACGGGCCTCAGAACAATCAATAGCGTCCTGCTTGAAGAACAAAATAGGGTGTTTCGATACCCAATGTTCCTCAAAACTGTCGCAGAAATGAAGACAGACCCTACGATTGCTGCTGCACTTAATGTCTATCGAATGATGATGACTAGGGTGAAATGGACAGTGAAACCGCCAGACAATGCTACTACAGCAGAACAAAATAGGGCGCAATTCATTCATGAATGTGTCCATGATATGGAACATAGTTGGAAAGACTCCATGTCAGAAATCGTTACATATCTCGAATATGGCTTCTCCATCATGGAAAAGGTGTATCGCAGACGCACTACAAGGAATGGGAGTAAGTTCAACGATGGACTCGTAGGCTTGAGGAAACTCGCCCCTCGTGGACAAGATACCATTCGACACTGGAATTTTTCTGAAGATGGTAGGGAGTTGATGAGTATTGGACAATCTTTACGTAACATGGAAAACGGGTATCGTTACCAAGTTATGTTGGATACGAAAGATACTAAAGACGGCTTGCTTACAATTGACAGGGAAAAATTCTTGCTGTTCTCTGCTGATAGTGTGAAGGGCAATCCAGAAGGTAAATCCATTCTGAAGCATGCCTATTTGCCTTATAAGCAGATGACAAAAATTAAAGATCAAATGTTTATTGGTGTTGCTAAAGACATGACAGCAATCCCTCTCCTCACTCTTCCTCCGAAGATGATGGACTCGAATGCCACTACTCAAGAGCAACTTGCATACCAAGCATATCAAACTCTGATTAACAACATGGCAGCAGGTACACAACGTGGTGTAATTATGCCAGCTATGTTTGACCCTGAGACTAAACAGCCAATTTATGATTTGAAGCTGCTAGAAGCCAAAGGTCAACCAAGATTTGATTTGCAACAAATGATTAAAGCTTTGCAAACAGATATTCTTGTAGCATTGAGTGCAGATGTTATCACATCCGTGGCTGATGCGCAAGGGTCTTTTAGTATTAAGAATTCCAACACAAATCTCTTGGCAATTGCTGTAGAGCACCGTTTGAATGAAATTCGTGATGTGCTGAATAATGACCTTGTACGCCAATTGTTTGAATTGAATGGATGGGATACAGACCGTCTTCCTACATTTGAATATGGCGATATTGTTGACACAGATTTGGCAGAATTCTCTAAATTTATTCAGCGCACAGGCTCTGTTGGTATGCTTGAAGCTGACCGCGATTTGATGAACAAAGTGAGGGAAGTTATTGGTGTAACTCCTAAACCTTTGAACTCTCCTGTTGATAAGGAGAATTTGACAAGTGTATTGGCATCTGGAGCTATGCTTCCGGGAGCACCTAAGCCAAAATCAAAGAACAAGGCATCAAGGGCAGGAAAAGGTATGCAGCCGGGTAGAAGTGGAAATGGTACAGCAACAATAGGTGGCAAAGCCAAGACACGAGATAATTCAGCGCAAAATGCGAACAACGCAGCATAAAGGTGATGACATGGCAATGATAGCGAATAGCAATAACACATATTCTCCACATTGCGGCCCCATTGTACAGCAGCCTACAACATTCCCTACAGACAGGCCCATCTTCTATAACCAGAAGCTTGAGCCTGTTTTGAAGACGAGTAATGCTCCTGCTACAAAGGCTTCAATCAATGCAGACATAGTGAGGACGTAATGCCTTGGAGTAAAGACAACGTACCTCCAGCAGCAAAGAAATTGAAGGGCAAAAAGCTTGACATTTTCATTGCTGTTGCAAACAGTGTTCTTAAACAAACTGGTGACGATGGAAAAGCAATTGCTGCTGGCCTGTCCAAAGCCGAATCATTCAAACAGAAAGGTGGCGACATGGCTACAAAGAAGCAAGGGGATGAAACCCTGAAAGCTTCTGACTATGCTTACGTACCAGACCCAGATAAGCCTTCTACGTGGAAACTGCGAATTGACGATGCTCGTCATGTAGCTGGTGCTGTAGCAGCCTTGGGGCCGGGGTATCGTGGTCAGAAAGTTGATATTCCAGCAGAACATTTGGATGCTGTAAAAGCTAAAGTGAACGCTGCACACAAGAAATTCTTCGGAGATAATGGAACCAAAGTGGACAAATCTAAAGTATTGAAAGCTTTGAACATTAAGCTGAATGACCAAGAAGTGGTTGACCCTTCTTTGTGGAGCCACATCACACACTCCATTTCTAATTTCTTGACAGGTAAAAAATATGACGACCAACGCTTGCAAGAAGCGAATGACCATGTTGAAAGCCAGCTAGAAGCAGAGAAAAAAGCAAATAAGATGAAAGCTGGTGATGAGTCTGAAACACCAATCATCAAGGCATTGAACAAAGAATTGCGTCAAGCCACTTACATTGTTTTGGAGCCAGATACAGTGGATTTGCATGGCGACACATATGAAGCCAAAGAAGTGCAAAAAGCTGCTCACAATTTCCAAATCTATTGCCGCAAAGCTTTCAAAAATCATGAAAAAGAAATTGATGGTGCGAAGATTGTGGAGAACTACATCGCTCCATCTGATATGCAAGTTGGCGAGAAGATGGTTAAGAAAGGTACTTGGCTCCAAGTGTGGCAATTCGATAAGCCTACATGGAAACAAGTGAAAAAGGGTAAATACAATGGTGTATCCATTGGTGCTTACGCAAAGGCAGAGGAGCTTTAATTATGAAGGCAAAACGCAAACTGAGCGACTTCAATTTCAAAGAAAAGGGATGTCACATCTCGTTGGTTGGGCCTTCGCAAGGTGGCCCTGCTAATGGTGTAAATACCCTCGTCTTGAAGTCTGTCGCCCCAAAGGAAGGAAAGAAAGTGAAAGCAGAAAAGAAAGCAGCGCTAGAAGCAATGATTACTAAGGCAGTGGCAGAGAAAGTCGCTGACTACAAATCTAAGGCAGATGCCTTGGAAAAAGAAAATGAAGACTTGAAAGCTGATAAAGATAAAGAAGCTAAGAAAGTTAAGAAGGCAAAGTTGGTTGAAGCTGTTGGCACTGAACGTGCAGAAGCCATTTTCAAATCTCTGAAAGATTTGAGCGGCGATGATTTTGAAGCTGTCCTTAAAGGCTTCAAAGATTCTGCTAAAAAAGAGGCTAATGGCAAAATGTTCAAAGAACAAGGTGTAGATGGCACTGCTGATGCACAAAAAGTTCAAGATGACGCAAGCAACAATGCCACTGCTAAATACCTGAAGTCGAAATATGCTCCTAAGCAATAATTCTCTTCACTTTTAAACACAGACAAAAGGAATAAGCAATGTCGATTCTCGCAACAGAAAGCCAATATGCTCGTCTGTCTTCCTTGGTGAAGATTAACGACACTCCCGAAAAATTCGAGTTCCATACAGACACACTCACTGCGAATGAGTCTGGCACTCCAACATACAATCTTGGCACAGTTCTGGGCCAAGTGACAGCAACAGGTAAGTGGAAGATTGCTGTTCAAACCGCAGTGGATGGCTCCCAAACTCCTGCCGCTGTTTACATTGGTAACAACTTCGGTCAAATTGTTTCCACTGGCCCATTTGTCGCTTCGACAGATACTAAGGTGCTTGCCATCACACGCGGCAAAATCATCTTGTCGGCTCAAGCTCTGCAATTGGATGCTTCGTTCAACACACCAACTTTGGTAGCTGGTGCATACGCATCGCTGAAAACTTTGGGCATCTTGGTCGAGCAATCTAACTAATTGACATGGCTGTAGTCTATTGGATACATCTGGAAGCTCATTCAGATATAACTAAAGAAGGATATGTTGGGATAACTACTCAATCTCCTATTGAGCGTTTGTGGAAACACAGACATGAAGCCAAAAGAGGTAGAACAATTTTACACAGAGCACTTTTGAAATATGGTGAAAACATTATTCAAACTGTTCTTGTAGAAGGTTCTGAAGAGTATTGCCTGATGATTGAAAATAAGCTACGGCATTCTCCAAGGATAGGGTGGAACACAGTTCCGGGAGGTGGCAAACCTCCTGTTCACAAACAGCACACTGCTGAAGCCAAGGCAAAAATATCTGCTGCTAGTACAGGCCGAAAGGCATCTGAAGAAACTAGAGCTAAGATGAAAATTGCCAGAAATAGCCGAGCGCCCCTATCTGAAGAGAGTAGACGGAATATGTCTATAGCGTCATCTAAAAGAGTACGCAAACCTCATTCAGAGGAAACTAAACTCAAAATGTCTCTATCCAAAAGGATGAGGGATGCAAACAAAATTAAAGAAAAGGAAATAAAAGATGATTACTCGTGATTTTGGCAGTAACGGTCAATTTAATGTATCGGATTAACATACCAGTCCCCTTACAAAGAAATGCGTAAGTGAAAATCTAGTGAATTGCTGGAAACTCCTAAAGCTGCGCCGCCAAATCGGAATCTGGAAAGATATATGCAATGGTTTGAAAAGTGTGCAGATGTACAATGGACAATCAGCAGCGAAGCCTCAAGAACTGAGGAACGTTCAACGACTAGGGAGACATCCCGTAGCTGCCAAGTGGTGGCGAAGTGCTAGAAACCTTAGAAGGTTATGATATAGTCTGATCTGAACTGAAAGGTTCAGAAAAATATCGGAAACGGATATTTTGTAACATAATTGTGGACAGAAGAGTAAATATTTAGCTCCCCTCATTGGTGACATTGAGGTAAACACTAGGTTAATTGCTGGAAACTCGTTAGAGATTAACATACTACAACGTAATTTGCAAAAATAAGCGTGAATGTTTGAAAAATGTTAGTATTCGACAATCAGCAGCCAAGCAACCTTTAAGGTTGAAGGTTCAACGACTAGGGCGCTGCCCGTAGGGTTCAAGAGAACTCGAAATGCCTAGAATCTCTAAGAGATTAAGATATAGTCTGACCCACATTGAAAGATGTGGAGGTGTGTTTTAAATCGGCACATCGTAACAAAGTGTGAATATCATCCCCAATCAATGGGGAACAATTGGTCAGCTTGGCATCTTCTTGGAAGAAGGTGTAACAGAACACGTTGTCCAATTTGAAGAAGTGATTCGTGATGGTAACTTGCTGGTAGATCGTGTTCGTGGTGATCGTTCTAACGTTGGTCGTGATTTCCAACGTAAAGTTCACTCGTTCAACGTACCTCACTTCCCAATGGAAGATGCAATCTATCCTCAAGATATCCAAGGTAAACGTGCTTATGGCTCTGCTACTGAAG